TTACCTGTGTATCTAAAGAAACCATTTTCTGACATCCAATAAGCAGAACCATCTACCTCTACGGCTGCATTCTTACCAATCAATCCACAGTTAGTACCAACTTGTTGAAATGAAAAAGTAAAAGGTGCGCCGACAAATCTCATAATAAATAACGCTGTGTCAGTCCAAACGTAAATTGCATCACGACCACGTATCGCTCCTACAATTTTAGATCCATCTGCAAGTCTTTGTGTACCTGCTGTGTTAGTAGCTGATGGTGCATATGATGTTGTTGCATCAATAGATTCCTGGTCCGAGAATCTTATAAACATTTCATCTCTTGTAGACTTAGTTCCAATTGTAGTTTCTGTTCCAAAAAATATTAAGTGTCTATCTGGTGTGGATACTAAACTAAACGAAGATGCTGTTGGTGCATTAGCAAGTATAGTTGCTCTTGTTTCTGTAGCTCCTGTTGGATCTGAATCCCATTCAAATGTTTCTCCACCTGATATAGTTGCAATAAGTTTGTTACCAAAATTATCTAATGACCATAATCCAGGCGCTGTTACAATATCTCCAGAAGTAGTACCATTCCATGTAAAAAAATTTGATGCATCTGTTACTGTTGCACCTGACGAGTGTGTTGCTGCAGTTGTACCGCTTGCACCTCTTGTTAACCCTGATAATGTTCCACCACTATTTCCAGTATAAGTTATTAGTTCAGAACCAATTTGCACCGTACCTGATGATGGAAATGATGTTGAACTTGCCATTGTTAATGAAGTTACACTTGCATTAATTTCTGATGAAAGTGTTGATGTAAATTGTCCTTGTTGCACACCACCCCATGATCCAAGACCCCAACCAGTTGTTGCAACTTCTACTGCTGGTCCAACTGAATAGTAAAGTTGTACTCTAATACCACCTGATGTACTTGCACCCGATCCTGATTCGTTAGATGCCATAGTAACTGTTAGTGTAGTAGTTGTTGGTATACTTGCTATTTGAAATTTTTTGTTGTCAAAATTATCTGAATTAAAATTAGAATTAGTAATACTTGTAAAATTATCTAATAAAATAATATCACCTTTGTTTGCATTGTGTGCTGAAGCAAAAGTCAAAGTTACAGTTGCTGATCCGTTAGTTGTAGAGAATGCACTAGTTAAAGTTGTTGTAGATTTAATTGGGTGTATGTCATAAAAAATACCACCAGAATAAGCGTACAATATTCTGTTCGTTCCTAATGCTGCAAACTTAATACCACTAGCATTAACAAAGTGATGCAATGCTGTATTACGTCCTGTAATATCAACTGACCCTAATTGGGCCCAACCACCTATTTTTTCAGGTGTGCCATATCTAAATCTAACATTGTCGCCATCAACCCATTGGCCTTCACCGCCAGTTGCTGTAACTTGTTTATTAAATCCTGGTTGAAAATTTACCTTCTGTAACATATAACCCTTTATATTACTAAAAGGCCCAGCTTACAAATGAATATCTAGTGCCTTTAGTTGCTTCTTTTACTTCGTGTGGATACATAAAGTTTGACGGAAATAAAAGTATATCTCCTGCTTTTAGCTTAATTTCTTTACCTCTGCAATAGAATTCTGATCCTTCGTAATCTTCGTTAAGGTTTGCAACTATTGATACTATAGGCACGCCTTTCATTTGACCATCAAATATACTGTGAATATGATCATAATGTTCTCTCATCATAGTTCCAACAACATATCTGTTAAAACGTATTGGACTAAATTTAGAAAGAAAAAGTCCTTCTGTTTTTTCTCCTGGAACGCTGTGTTTTATTTGATACTCTTCTAAAGCTTTAACAAGATAAGGTGTTATTTTATTTTGTTGTTCTTGTGTACAAGGCATTACATCTAACTCTTTTGTAGGTTCAGAGCTACTCGTTCCTGTAGTATAGTTATTCCAAGTATGTTTTTTCCATTCTTTTTTATTACACTCATCTATCAATGATTTACATACCTTTGTAGGTATATGGTTTTCAACATATATATAATCTTCAATTGTGCTCATTTATTATTCTCCTTATATCTAGATGGGTTAAACTATCTTCACTACCTAATGTATCAATACTAAATGTATTAAATGACATACTAATTCTAGGTTCATCTCCCATGTTTATTGGTACACTATGTTTTAGATTAGATGGAAACAATATAAGTTCTCCATTAGTGCAAGGTAATAAAAATGTTTCTGAGTTTAAATTATTAAATTTTTTAGGATCAAGTTTCATAGCACTTTGTATTGACTTAGAAAAAGATATTGGGGGTAATTTTGGATCTTGTCTAAAATAAAATACACCACTAATAATACTGTTCGGGTGTACGTGTTCGTGATGTTTAGATCCTTTAGGATTTTTATTTAACCAACATTGTGTAACAACTAACCTTTGATCTGATTGAGATATATCTTTAGTAAATTTATTTAATGACTCATATATAAAATTTTTTATATTTTTAAACTGTTCGTGGTTTAATAAATAAGTATCTTTAGATTTAAAATTTTGATTAGCTTTTTGTTCAATCCAATCTAATGTATCAATGTATTTTAGTTCATCGACTAAAGAACCTTCATACTTTGTAATTAAAATTGGTGTAGGAAATATCTGTAATAATTCGTCTTTCATGTATAGGATAATACTATATTATTTTATTATTGTAAACCACCATGTGAGTCTGATAAACTTGCCCCAAAACCTCTTACACCACTTAAATCTCCAAAATCAGCAGAATTACCGGTTGAAGCTATAGTTACATATTGTATTACATTTTGTATACCAGGAGCATATCCTCCTCCAAATATACCTCGAGTTAAAGCACCTGTTCCTGTCGCAGCTCTAGTTGCAGCTAAAAGATCACCAAAATCTGAAGCGTCACCTGTTGAAGCTATTGTTATATATTGTATAATATTACTTATAGTTGCTCCTGGAGGCACATAACCTCCAGCAATAACATGTCTTACATTGCTTGATGCTCCTGCAGGCACAATTGTTGCAGCCGATAGATCACCAAAATCTGTAGCGTCTCCAGTTGATGCTATAGTTACATAATCTATAACATTACTTATAGTTGGTACATACCCACCACCAAAAACTCCTCGAATTGATGAACCTCCCGCTGACAAACCTGATCTTGCAGTTGTCAAATCTCCAAAGTCTGCACTGTTTCCTGCTGAAGCAATGGTTACATATTCAATCTCATTTTCTCTTGTATAAGGAGAATCTCCTGTTGCTCCACCACCAAAAATACCTCTAGTTTCACTTGAAAGAGCTGATCCTCTATTAACTGCTCTTGATAAATTACCAAAGTCTGCTGCATTACCAGTTGAAGCAAGTTCTATAGAATCAATAACATCAGAATATCCTGGGGTGCTTCCAGAAAAAAATAATCCTCGATTTAAAGAAGAACTTCCAGAAAGACTATTTCTTCCAACAGTTAAATTTCCAAAATCAGAAGTATTACCTAAAGTATTAGAATTAATAATTTCAACTATATCTAAAGTTTCTGCACCAGGAGTATATCCTCCTCCAAATAAAGTTCTTCCTGATCCAAGCCTATAAGTTGCTGATGGTCTTTGAATTATATCTTCGTTAATTCCACCGTGTCCATTTGAAGCTGACACTCCTGAAGATGAAATTGCAATTAAATCTCCAAAATCAACTGCATCACCCGATGATGCTATTGTTACAAAATCTATGATGTTACCACCTGTTCCAGGAGAATCAATATAACCACCCATAAATACTCCTCTAAATGTATTACTTGCACCATTTCCACCTAATCTTCTTGCTAAAGTTAAATCTCCAAAATCTGTTGTGTTACTAGTTGTAGCAATAGTTAGTGATTGTATAACATTAGTATCGGCGGAGTTATCTGAACCTCCTGCAAATAAACCAACTGTTGAAGAAGAAACACCAGCGGCTTGTGAAGACACTGCAGCCATGTCTCCAAAGTCAGTTGCGTTACCTGCTGTTTGAATTGTTATATAATCTATTGTGTTAACTCTACTTGGTGTTTGCCCACCTCCGAAAACTCCTCTTGTTGGAGATGAAAGACTACCTCCTATATTTCTACCAACTGATAAATCTCCAAAATCAATTGCATTACCCGTTGTAGCCATAGACACAACATCTAAAGTATTACTCAAACCAGGGGTAAGTCTTGGACCAAAAATTCCTCTCACATGATCTGATACTCCTGCTTGAAGATTAAAACCAATATTAGTTAAATCTCCAAAATCAGCAGCATTACCTTTTGCTGAAAAAGTTACATAATCTATTGTATTACTTTTACCAGCTCCTGGAATATAGCCACCTCCAAATACCGCTCTTGTTGCACTAGCAACAGATGCAGCTCCATATCTTGCCAAAGTTAAATCTCCAAAATCAACTGCATCACCTGTTACAGATACATTTATTTCATTAACAGTGTTAGATAAACTAGTAGTGGAAGCTAAAAAATGCAATCCTATATTACCTTTTCTATCTTGATTAGCTCTAGCTAAATCGTATCGTTGTTTTATATCCCAAACAGCCATTATGATTGTAATCCTCCGTGACAGTTAGAAGTACCATTAACACTAGTCCCTCCTGAAGTTAGATCACCAAAATCTGCAGCGTCACCTGTTGTAGCAATTGTAATAT